GATCCTGCGACCACTGGCCGGGTTTCTTGGAACCGGGCGCAATCGGGATAACGCTGATGTCTCGCTCAATGAACTTCCACGCGAATTCTGCAAAGATGGATGCTGTCAAAATGTCCCGCCCCCCCCCGGCGCACCGGGAGGGGTACGCTCCCGGTTAGTTGAGCAGGCGTGCTTCGCCTGACTGATAGTTCATGTGGGCCACTTCGCGCCGTTCCGCGAAGCTGACGATGTCGTGGTTGCACCAGTTATCCAACAACCCGGCAAGATCGTCACGACTCTCGGACAGCAGGGCAGTGGATTGCTGCTGCATGTCCGCGATCACCGCATCCGCTGCCTCGTGGCCCTTGAGCACCCGGCGCATGATGGCGTTGCCCGCCATGCGATGCGTCTCCCGCACCACTTCCGCCAGTTCCAGAATGCGCCGGATTTCCGCCGTCAATGCCGGAACGTGATTGATCGTGAAGCGCTCCGGCGCTGGGCAGTTCGCCGCACGGCGCAGGCACACCCACACCGCCTGCGTCCAGGAATTTTGCAGCGGCATGTCGTGACAGGCGATCCACACCAGACGAGTGAGGTTCTCCATGTCCTGATGCGTCAGGAAAGTCGGCGCTGGCGAGACGGCGGTCTTGGCGGTGTAGGTGCCGGTCTTGCGGATCGAGGGGAGGACTTCACCAGCCAGCCACTTCTGGAAGGGTAGCGCCTTGGGCTTGTCTGATCTAGCGAGGAAGAAGTACAGGCCGGGTTCGGAGAGGACGGCGGTTTCTTGGTCGCCGGAGGGGGTCACAACGGATGTGACCCCCCGCCATTCTTCCGGCACATGCTTGATTCGCTGAGTGCCTGTCCACGTGTAGTCGAGTGCCTCGGCAACATCCTTGGCGACGAACCACGGTTCGCCGTCACGGGTAACGATGCGGATGGAAAACGAGGGGGTGAATTGTGCAACGATGGGCGCGGCTGCGCCTTGAGTATGGCTCATGGTCTTGCTCCTTGTCGAGACTTAAAAACCTCATTTGAAGTGAGGGCGGGCGGGAGCTTCAAACCCAAGACAAGTTGGGCGGACTTCTTCCCCTTGCGGGTCTTGTATCCGTCACACTCCCGCCCATAGAGCAAACCATGAGCGTAAAAAAACCGCGCTATCGTGGCGATCTGGACGCTTGTCTTGGGAGTTTGAAGCTCCACAGCGGCCATCATACCGTCACGACTGTTCCTGTCAAGCCGCAGCATGAGCGGCAGCCTGTTCATGTCCTTTCTGCACCATGTCCGGGCGCACGATCTCCAGCGGCAACCCGGCCATGATGGCAACCGTCCGCGCATGGCGATCCGGGATGCGCCGCTCCCACTTCACCACCGACTGAACAGAAATGCCTAGTTTCGTCGCCACGGCACCGCGCCCCCCGGCCATCGCCAAAATACCTTCCACCGTGTAGCCGATGGGTTCGTCTGTTCTGGTCATTTCACGTTTTCGATTGAGAAAAACTCAATGTTATACAGAAATCGCCATATTGCCAAGGCTGAGTATTTCTTTATACTGACCAAACGCATGAAAATACCGCCAAACACATGAGCTTATCCGCCTCCGCCATCAATCTATGGGAGCAGGGCAAGACCGAGCCTTCCGCCTCCGCGCTGGCCGAACTGTCCCGCTGGTATCATGTCAGTTGCGACTGGCTACTGGGCGTGGACAGCGGCAAGCAGGCCGCCATTGGCAACAAGCAAGAAGCCACGATCTTCACTGTTCCCGTTGTCCCAGCATCTGCAATGGCCCGCTGGCACTGGGATGTTGTGGTGGAACTGCTGCAAACCGCTGTTGCCTATCCGCCACAAACCGCAGCGGCCATGCTGGTGGCCAGCGATGCGCTGTCCAGCGCCTGCCCGACCGGGTGCTATGCCGTTATCAGCAAGGCCCATGTGCCCGAGTCTGGGCAAGTCGTGCTGGCCGTTATCAGCAAAGCCAGCGAACCCGTGCTACGCAAGTACGTGCGTGAAGGCGGCGACGATCTGCTGGTCGCCGACGACATCCGGTTCCCCACCTACCGCATGGATGAAGGCGTCAGAATCATTGGCCTGGTGACAGAAATTACCATCCGCAAGAGCCTGATTTAACCAACCAGACTCAACGCTATATAATTTTTTTTCGTTCCGATGGTTGAGTTTTTCTCAACGCCATGTATGATTGAGTTTCCCTTAACCAACGAAGGAGCGAAAGTGAAGAAATTTCTGACCGATTTTATGTACTATCTGCGCATCTACCGGCACATGCCGCCGTTGTTGCGCGTCCGTACTGCGTGGCGCAATGCGGGGATGACGCTATGAGCCAGACGATCGAGCAACTATGCGCCGACTGGCTGAAAGCCAAGCAAGCCGAGCAGAAGGCCAACGCCGAACGCATCGCCATCGAAGATCAGATCGTGGCGCTAACCGGCAAGCGCGACGAAGGCGCCAAGACCGTGGATGTCACCGGATTCAAGATCACTGTCACCGGCAAGATCAGCCGCAAAATGGACTGGAAAACCTGGGAGACGATCAAGGCCCAGATTCCCGCCGAAATGCACCCCGTCAAGTCCGAGCCTAAACTGGATGAAAAGGGCGTCAAGTGGTTGTCCGACAACCAGCCCGACATCTACAAGCTGCTACCCATCACCGTGGCACCCGCCAAGACCGCCGTTGAGGTCAAGCCCGTGGAGGTCGCAGCATGAGCGCCGTCACCAATCAGTCAATCGACCTTCGTATTGATACTGTGGCCTACCATCGGATGCCCGGCACGACCACCACCATCTGCGCCATCAAGATGGTCAATGGCTTCACGGTGCTGGGCCAGTCGGCTTGCGTCAATCCCGCTGACTTCGATCAGGAACTGGGCGAGAGTCTGGCCCATGACGATGCCCGCGGAAAGCTCTGGCCGCTGGAGGGCTACTTGGCTGCCGAGCGCCGTTATCAGGGACTGCTTGCCGATGAGCATTGTCACGCCTGTAAGGTTGAGATTTACTCAATCGGACAGAAAATGGAGTGGCTTTTGAGGCAACCGATCAAGAATTTCTCACGCTTCGGCGTGATGCTGGTGTCGGACTGCTGGTGTGAAATCGAAGGGCATATTGACCTCATCACCCGCCTTCCAGACGGAAAGCTGAAATGCCTGCACGACCTGTTTTATTCCATGCAAAAGGAGGCTGCGTAATGGCTACTGCATCAATCACCATAGCCGACGACGGCGAATCCGTAACCGTGTCTGCTGACTTTGGCGACAAGGTAGAGCCTGAAGCGCAAGCGCACCAGATGGTGTTAGTCCTGCTGGAGTCGATCCTTGGCAATGTCAAGCGATACGAAACCATTGAGGACACGGCGCCAGAACACAACGTCGAGCCTTCACGAATCATCACGGAGTAGGCGATGCGGGCAGAACAGGCAAACAACCGCCGCTCACGCGGCACATCAACGAAAGGAACGACCGATGGCATTCAACCTTGACTCTATCCGCAAGGGCAAAATGATTCACGCCCCGCGCATCTTTATGTACTCCACACACGGCATCGGCAAGAGCACGTTTGCCGCCAATGCGTCAGATCCCATCTTCATCTGCACGGAGGATGGCTTGGGCAGCATTGACACCAGCAGCTTCCCGCTGGCCAAGACCAGCGCCGACGTGATGGAGGCGATTCGCACACTCTACACCGAGCCGCATGATTACAAGTCCGTGGTTTTGGATTCGGCAGACTGGCTTGAAAGCATCCTCGTCCAAGAGATCGAAGCCAAGCATGACGCCAAGGAACTAGCCTACGGCAAGGGTGCATTGCTCCTGGCAGACAAGTGGCGCGAGGTTCTGGACGGCTTCAACGCCCTGCGCAACGACAAGAACATGGCGGTCATCATCATCGGGCATTGCGAGATCAAGCGTTTCGATTCGCCCGAGGTCGAACCGTATGACCGCTACCAACCCAAGCTGCAATCGCGTGCCTCTGCGCTGTTGCAGGAATGGGCCGATGCCGTCCTGTTCGCCAACTACCGCACCATCGTAAAGAAAGATGAGGTCGGCTTCAACAAGCAGGTCAATCGCGGTATCACCACGGGCGAGCGCCTTCTGTACACACAGGAAATGCCGGCCTATCTGGCAAAGAACCGTTACAACCTGCCGGCCTCGCTGCCGCTGGACTGGAACGCTTTTGCAAACGCTCTGGCGGCTTCTGCTGCCTGAATGATTGAGATTTCCTTAACTTTTTACCAACTGCTATAACGAAAGGATCGAATGATGGCCAATCTCGCAGGCTTTGACGCCTCCCAAGTACCCGAGCAACCAGAGTTCTCCGCGCTGCCCGAAGGGCAATACGTGGTGATTGCCACCGCTTCCGAAATGAAGCCCACCAAGTCAGGCACCGGCCAGTTCCTGCAATTCACCTTTGAAGTGCTGGACGGCCAGCAGAAAGGGCGCAAGTTGTGGGCACGTCTGAACCTTGTCAATCCGAACCAGACCGCCGTGGATATTGCACAGCGCGAACTGGGCGCCATCTGCCGCGCTGTGAATGTCATCAAGCCCAGCAACTCGGCTGAACTGCACAACAAGCCGATGCTCATTACCGTGGCTGTCGAGATCGACGACCGCAAGCGCGAGAGCAACATCATCAAGAAGTACAGGCCGGTATCCGTTGGCTCTGCTGCGCCGACTGCTTCCGGTGGTGCCCCGTGGTCTGGCCAAGCTGCCCCCGCTGCCGCACCGGCTGCCGCCGCTGGCACGCCCCCCTGGGCACGCTAACCCAACAAGGCCGAAAGCGAATGCCGGCGCACTGGGGGTTCCCGGTGCTGGCCATCCGGTGCAGCGAGTAGGCCGCCAACTTCCATAGGAGATTGACGTGCAACAACCATTCAACCCGGCCTCTGTGCCGATCAACTACACCCTGAATTTCCAGCAGGTCAATCTGCTGCTGGAAGGACTGGGCAAGCTGCCGCATGAGCGCGTGGAGCAGCTTTACACCGCCATGCGCAGCGTGGCCCTGCAAGCCTTGCAGGACGCCGAGCAGGCCCATAACGAGGCAGCCGCACGCGAAGCCGAAGCCGAGCGCGTTCGTGCTTTGCCCCCGGAAGCAGCGGAGGGCACAGCATGAGCACCCAGACCCGCATCTATCTGGTGACTGACACCGAATCCGGCAAGAAGCGCCTGGTTCGCGCCAGCAACCAGCCGCAAGCCGTGCGCCATGCCGCATGGGACGAGGCAGCGATGTTCGGCCAGTTTTCCAGAGCCGGAAACGATGAGGAAGTGGTGATGTTTCGCCGCATCGACCTGGCCTCGTACCTGTCGATGCTTCAGGACTCGTACCTGTCGATGCTTGAAGTCGAGTCAAAAAGCCCCCAGGGCGATCTCTGATTCTCAGCCAAACGCGGGCAACAGCGTGACAGCCGGGAGAGACGGGCAGCCAAAGCCACGAACAACGAGGGACTGAACGATGGATTATGGAATTACCGTCATCGACATGCTCAAGCATGCCGAGGCCAACAAGACGCCCGACAACATGACTGCGCTGGTACGCAGCTTGTCGCTGGGCATCGCTGCCGTAAGCTCCATGGTCAATACCATGGACGCCCAGGCCGAACTGCTGGACAACCTGTTTGCTGCGATCAAGAGCGAGGCGAAAGACCTGTACGTCGGCCGTCACCAAGGATGCTCACAGGCTGACTACCTCCAGCACATCTACACACCGGAGACGCCCAATGCCTGACATTTCCGACTTCACCGATCCAGTGGTCGCAGCGATCTACGAGCAGTACGAGAAGCGTGGAGAAACCGAAAAGGCCCGCACCTATCTGGGCGCAAGCAGCATCGGAAACGAATGCAAACGCGCCTTGTGGTACGCCTTCCGCTGGGCCGGCACACAGAAGTTCGACGGGCGCATGCTGCGCCTGTTCCAGACCGGGCACCTGGCCGAGCCGCGTTTCGTCGCAGACCTTCGCGCCATCGGCGCCACGGTGCATGACGTTGATCCAGCCACCGGCAAACAATTCGGCTTTGCCCACCACGGCGGGCACATGCGCGGGCACATGGATGGCTGCGCCGTTGGCATCCCGACAGGCGGCCAGAAGTGGCACGTGCTGGAATTCAAGACCCATTCGGCCAAGTCGTTCGGCACGCTCAAGAAGGGCGGCGTAAAGAAGGCCAAGCCCGTGCACTACGCGCAGATGATGTGGTACATGGGCAAGTCGGGCATGGATCGCGCCCTGTACCTTGCCGTGAACAAGGACACCGACGAACTGTACTCGGAGCGCATCGAGTTCGATCAGGTGGAATTCGAGAAGATTCAGGCCAAGGCCGAGAGCATCATCTTCGCCGCCGAGCCGCCGCCCCCGATCAGCAACGATCCAAAGTTCTACATCTGCAACTGGTGCTCACACAATGACGTGTGCCACGGCCACCGGACGCCGGCCCTGTCGTGTAGGACGTGCGTGCATTCCACGCCAGAGCGCGAAGGCGATGGCCGCTGGTCGTGCGCGAAACACAGCCGGGAAATCCCGGTTCATGCCCAGCGTGCCGGGTGCGTCAACCATCTGCCGCTACCGTCCCTGCTGACCTATGCCGAACCGCTAGATGCTGGCGACGGCTGGATCATGTTCCAGCGCAAGGATGACCCGGCCAAGCAATTCATCGTCACCGACGAGTCGACGGCGCTGCCTGCCGATCTTCCCTTGCAGCAGTACATCTACGCCAGCAAGGAAATCAGCGCGGCAAAAGATCACCGGGCTATTTGCGACCCTGAGATTGAGAAATTCCGTATCGAGTTCAACGGAACGATTGCGGGTTAATGATGAATACAGAAATCCTCGATACCCATGGCCAAGAAGACTAAGCAAGATGAGATCAGGCAATCCGCGCGGTGCACCGGCAAGCACCGATACGAAAGCGTCACGCTGGCCAGAAGCATCGCCAAGCGGTCACGTGGCAACGAGGAATCGCGAGTCAGCGTGTATCGGTGCCAGACCTGCAATGGGTGGCACATCGGGAACAAACTATCAATGAAATTCAGAAAAAAGGGAAGGCATGAATAAGTGCAGCATAGACGGCTGTGAAAAGCAGGCATCAGTTCGAGATTTGTGCGGAATATCAAGCGTCATGGATCATTGGCGCACGTAGCATGAAGCCGATATTGCGCCCATACCAACAGGCCAGCATCGACGCCCTGTATGACTACTTCCGCACGCGAGACGGAAACCCGCTGATCGTTCTGCCCACGGGTGCCGGCAAGTCGCTGACTCTGGCCGCGTTCATCCATGGAGCCATCGACGCCTATCCGACCACTCGCATTGTTGTGCTCACGCACGTCAAGGAACTGATCGCCCAGGACGCGCAGGCCATCATTCGCTATTGGCCGGAAGCGCCCATCGGCATCTGGTCTGCCGGTCTTGGCCTGAAATCCAAGCATCAAGTCACCGTGGCCGGTATCCAGTCCATCCATAAGATGCCCACCAAGTTTGCCGGTACAGATCTGGTCATCATCGACGAGGCGCATTTGCTGTCCAAGAATTCGGACACCATGTACGGTCGTTTCCTCGCCGGCCTGCGTCAGCACAATCCATCCCTCAAGGTCATCGGCCTGACCGCCACGCCGTACCGCATGGACTCCGGTATCTTGACCGAGGGCGCGAGCCGGATATTTACCG